TGACTTTGACGATCTCTTCTGTTGCCGAATCCGTGAAGATTTGGACGAGGGTTAGTTTGTCTTTAGACCATAACGGCATATACCCCCACGTTGGAAGCATCACCTGTTAGCCATCATCTTGAGCCAGAGCCAACATGAGACCCATCCCATTATGAAACTGTAAATGAATTGTGTATCGGTCATAGCGGTTTCCCTTCGCTGTTCGTGTCTGGATGTTGTAACACAAGCAAGCGTCTAGGTGGCGGATTCGACCTCGGAACCAATGAGGGAAACACAGTCAGTCCCGAGGTCTAGCGCGAAGAGGGTGATTTCTTCGGGCGATTTATGGTTTCGGCAAGGCTCTCCATGCTGCTTCAAATGCTTCTGGGCTTTCCCATTCGTTGGAGATTTCGGCATGGAGCCAGACGCCACCTGGGGTTCCGGCATTGTCTTTTGAAGTAAACAATTTGACGCCTTTTTGCCCTGGGCCACGACTGCAGCGATAGCCCCTACCCCATGCGGTTTTGTCTGATTCGGGTTGTGCAGGGTTGCGGTAGGAGTAATCGTGCAATTCGCAAAGAAGCAATTCTTCTGAATTATTGACGAGCCATTCCCATGCTTCTTTTGCAGCTGCTCTTCCTGCTCGAGTCGCCGGATATCCCATATCGACGGCATAGCCACTGGCATGGACACTTAGGTTCTTTGAACCGCGCATCGGACGGTTGACGTACATTCCTAGATTCGTAAATGCCCAACGCCGTTGACATAGATCAAAGAATTTCTTGGTGATTGGCGAGGTGGCTTTGCCGTCCCACGAAGGGTAGAAGGGATATTTGCGAGCGGTCATGGTGCAGGCGGTTCCTTCGGACGATCCTTGAGGCCGTTTCCTGCGAGTACCCCCAAGAGCCCGCCAGTTAACGTCGCAAGCATTGGCGACAAGACTGACCAGGCTGCATCGTCGTTAGGCGAGACCTCGAGCGGTTGCGTCACAAACAGTAAGCCGTAGAGAAGTGAGATGATTGACAGAACAAAGGCAAGCGTTAAGCCGATGGCTACGACAAAGATGAGTCGTGCTTTGATTTCTTCGTTGCTCATTCTGTTTTGTGGTTTCATGTGCATTTCCCTCCGTCGCCATAAGCGGGTGCAATTGTTGTTGAGATGGTTTCGGTTACGCCGCGTAGGGCTTTGTTTTTTGTTGGTGGGCAGTTGAGGCGTTCACGGTCTGCGCAAGCGGTGAGTGATGCACAAATCACCAATAGAATCAGGCTTTTTCGCATTATGCAGGCCCGATGTCCTCTACGATAAGTTGGCGGCGTACAGTAGCAGCGCCGTAAGCGCTTGCAGATGAAGTGTTAGTAGAAGCGGTTGCTACTAACACAGTTGAGCCAGCCGAAAAAGTCCCGACGTATTGCATAATCATAATTTGACCGTCTGACGGGTTTGGTACTGGTTCAGGTTCGCATAGTGCCTGTACTGCGCCTGCAAGGTTTGTTAAACGTATTCTAAATGAATAGTAACCGGGCGTCGCTGCGCCTAATTGTACTTGCGGTTCAATGTAGGTAACTTTGTAATAACGGTTTGCTACAGCGGTAAACGCCGACGATGTTATCTGTACCGATTCGGTGCTATTTATTGCGCCTGCTGTGGTGACAGTACCGAGCGCGACAATGCCCCGAGGGAATTGATTCTGCTGTGTTGCGGTCAGAATCTGACCAGATGTGAAATCCACGTTGGGTGAAATTGCCATGATTGTCTCCTTTAGAAACTTAGAAGGTTGTTATTGAGCGTTCCGAAGATTGCATCGTTAAGGGTGAGATATTGGTTGCCGTCCGTACTTTCAAAAGTGTACGAAACAATATGAGACCCTGGAACGATTCGGTGTTCAATTCCTGAAGTGATCAGGGTCTGCGATTCTGTGAGCGGTGCTCCGGTGTTGTAGTCCTTTTGCACCGTGACGATTGACGTCAAGTCAATAGCGAATATGGTTGCCCATTGCGCAGCTGTGAGTGCTGCCAGTTCGCATGAGACGCCTGTGAAGCGGACAACTGGGTTGCGGTATTTGCCGAGCAAATACGCGCCAAGTCCTGCGACTTCAGTTGTTGTTGAATTGAGCAGATTGAGGAGGTTGTAGTTTTGCGCTTGGTAAAGAGATATCGACGTTGCGTCTGAAGAAGTCTGTGCTGCGCCTGCGGGCGATTGGGTCACAATGTAGTTGTAGAGCAGTTCTGATCCGTACTGGTTGACCAGGCTCATGTACGGAATGCCTGTGCCGTCGGTCGTGAACGAGGCACCTGAGACGGGGTTGAGAACGCTCGACCTGCCCTTGAAGGTGAGGGTTCCATCGGCTGAGGTGTAGAGGTAGCCCTGCTCGGAGGTGTTGACCTGCTGAAGATAGTTGAGGACGTTTGTGTCCTGAGAGACCGCGTAAGCCCCAAGAGTAGATGAGCCTGTACCAATAGACCTTGCGCCCTGGTACGCAATCTCTGGACGGTCTAGAACGGCGTCTACGCGCAACCCTGATGTCTGTGCCGACGGGGTGAAGGCGTTGAGTTGCTGATTTGCTAGGGTGCCGAAGGTGTCAACGCATCGAGCGAACATTCTGCCTTGATTGGCGTTCTGGTAGTCCAAGTCCCAATCCTCTACGAAGCCTGTGTAAATGGGTGTCCCGTTGGCATAAATGATGATTGGCGAGCGAGGCAGGACGAATGGGTAGTAGATCGAGGCGGTGTTGAGAGGGTCAAGGATGCGGGAGTTGTTGTTGAAGACGACCTGTGCGGTTCCTGCGTTGAACTGGTCAAGTTGGCGGTTGCGTCCGCGCTTTATGTTGACCGACAGAACAAGCGAGGTGAGGTCTGCGTATGCAAGTCCGCCGAGGGTGCCTGTGTTGAGTAGACCGTAAACGGCGTCGTTAAGTTGGAACGGTTGACCGAATCCTGTGGTCGTCTGGAATCCGACGAGGACTTGATATGTGGGGACGGTCATTAGAAGGTGACCGCCGGTGCAAAGACCTGTCCTGAGTTGCGTTGCGCTGCGAGGATGGCGTCGATGATGTCTTGACCGACTGTGGCAGGTGACGAGACAAGTCCTGCGTCCATGTTGATTGTGATGTTGCTGAATGGGCCGATACCGCCAATGCCTGCTTGCTCGAATCCGCCTGCGTTTCCTGACGTGTTGTCGAAGGCGGGTGCTGCGGTGTTCTGGACTTTGCCTGGCGCTGATGGTGCAACTGCGGGCGGTGCTGCAAAGACCTCTGGGTTCGCTTCAATAATTGTCTTTTGTGATTCTTCAAAGGCTCGAGCGCTTGTGATCCCTCCGCTACTGCCCCCGCCTCCACCAATTTTTGGCATAGCGAAACTTTTGCCACCAAGCAAAGGAACCCAATCGGGAATCGTAAAAGCCAATTTGCCGACGGTGTTGTTCCAGACTGCAGCGATTGCTTCAAAGACAAATGTTGCTGCGCCTAGTAAACCTTTGAATAGCGGGATTGTGACGTTAGATATCCAAAACCGAAACGCGCCGAACACGGCGTCAACAATGGTGCGGAATGTTTCAAATTTCTTGTATGCAATAACCGCAGCTGCTGCGACAAGTCCGATGCCGATTGCGATTGCGCTGATTGGGTTGAGGCTCATTGCAATGTTGATTGCAACAATGGCGGTAGCAATACCGGCAAGGGCGACTGCAATGACGGTAAAGAATTCGGGGTTGTCTTGCGCCCATTTTGCAAGGTTCTGAAGAAACGGCAAAACGGCCTCAACTGCGGGCATGAGGGACGCGCCGATTGACTCTTTTGTTTCGTCGAGGGCAATTTTCATTCTGGCGAATTTGCCTGCGGTGGTTTCGGCTGCTTCGGATGCTGCACCGCCGAAGGTCTTGGACATTGCTTGCATGACTTCGTCGAGGTCTGCTCCACCTTTGATCATGTCGCGAAGTTCTGGAGACAGTTTGGCAAGGGCGGTCATGTTGCCCCCGTATGCCCGTTCCAATGCTTTTGTCGTTGTCTCGAGGCTGACGCCTTTGGCACTGGAGATGTCCATAGCAGCCGCTGCTAATTCCTGCGCCTTTGTGATGTCGCCAGTAGCGCGGACAAGACCTCCAAGTGCCGGACGAAGTTGATCGTCTGTGACTCCGAGCAGTTTGCCTTGGACGGCTATCCAGTCCTCGTTCATGTTGATCTGTGCGTCGGTTGCGCCTGTGGTGCGTCGAATCTGTTCGGCTAGTTTGTCCTGCGCGGCTGCATCTTCAATTGCACCCTTGACTGCTGATCCAAGTGCAGCGGTAAGACCTGCGAGTGCAGCAGCTGCGGGAACGGCTGCTTTCTTGATTGCAAATTGCGCCTTCTCGCCATTGGTCTCCAGATTTTTGAATTCCTTAACGGCGGATGAGATTCCTTTGCCATCGAATGACGTGACGATTGGGATTGCGATTGTCATTTGAGTTCTCTTTCAACGCGGGCTTTTACTTCATTAGTGGCGCGAAGCATTTCGCCTTCAATCTCGCGACGCTTGCGAAACACGGCAGGCCCGAGAATGCGCGTATGGTTCGGACGCAACTGCCCAAGAGAATCCCCCAAGCGGTTTTGATTGGCGCGTCCCGCTGCTTCAAAGACGGCTGCAGCGACATTGGTCTGGGTGATGTAGATCAGAGAAGTTGCCTCTCGAGAAGCGTCAACCTTCAATTTGACTCCAGAGACTGCTTTTGCCACAGAGAACGGAAATATCTTCTTGTTGGCTTGTTCCCATTTGCGCGCCATACCGGACAAAGGAACCTTCGTGTAACTCTTCTGGACTTCTTGGATTGCGGGTTGAGCAATGCGGGTTGCCTCGGCGGTGAACTGCTTACGGAGACCAGGCTCAATCTTGTTGAGCGAACGAATAGCGTCACGAACTCCGACGACTTCAAGTGAAGTGTTTGTTGTCATCGTCTGCTCCTTTGTGCTTTTTGTTGTTCGTTCAACACGTCAACAACCGTGAAGAGATCGTCTGTGTCGAATGGGATGTCGGGTGTCCAGTATCCAGTCGCGACAAGAACCTCCGCTAGTGAGCGTCGGAAACTGCCGCTTCTGTAAAAGACGGTGAGTCCTCC